CAGACCAAATGTTACATTGAATTTGCTTGACCACTCTTCAGCACATTCTTCTGCACTCTTACCAGAGTAACCAAACCTTTCTAAAATTGTTATACATTCTTGTTTCATATTAAACCTATTGAACCTGCTGTAATACCTACACAAACAAAAAAACCGAACTCATAGAGTTCTCTGTAGGGACTATGCAAAAAAGAATTGAGAGACATTAGTACTAAGGTAGACTGCTACTATTGAAACAAAAAGAATTACTTGGGTCATGACTGAGTAAAAATACTTACAGTATTATATAGGTATTTCTACTCTTAGTCAAGCACCTGATGGGACAGTTTGTAATTGGGTTACTCTAATACCCTTACCACCATCGTCATCATCATCGTCATCAACACCACGTAAAAACAACTCAACCATGACAAGAACAGCCATTGGATAGAAACACCAAAGGATTGCTTTCCAAGCTGGAAATGAATCTGTTACTAGATCTGTCATGGATTGTGTCGATTTACGAATAAGTATTTAGTTATGTAAAGTATTTGAAATGAGTATAGAGTGCTGCCAATGCCCAGAAACCGACCATTGCTGCTCTACCGTTAGCTCTTTGCCATATGTAATTGTTAGTCATTAGAAGATACCTGGGATAATTTGACCTGTGGTGACGTAAGCACCCATTGCTGCAACAAAACCAATCATTGCCATCCAACCATTAAACTTTTCTGCTTCTGGTGTCATTAGAATATACCTGGAATGAGTTGACCTGTTGTTAGGTAAGCACCTAGACCAGCTATGATGCCAATCATTGCCCAACGTCCGTTCTGTAGCTCTGCGTTTTCTTTCATGTTCTTAGATTTGTAATAGGGATAGAATTTAAAGAGACCTTGCTTCGACTATGCAATGCCTGGAATTACCCATCCGAAGATGGCATAGTTATGGATCGCTGCGAACAAACCAATCATCGCTAGGCGACCATTAGTTCTCTCAGCATTCTTCCAGTAACCATCATAGTTCTCAACGTACTCCATAGGAGGTTCCGATGCGAACATATTTTGCTTGCCGTACTCGGTAGTTGTATACCTTTTGGCAGTTGTTGAAGTCATTTCTGTATTGTTAAGAAACGTTACATAATTATATAGGAAACCTTAAGGTGTTGTCAAGGTATAATTACCTAGATATCCGCACAAAAAAAGAGTCACCATTTCTGATGACTCATATTAGAAAAACTTATTGTAGCTTTTGCACTTAAAGCCATCTAGTTTAAAACGTCTATTGGCAAAGACGTTTTATTTATACACCATCTCTATCGTTAAGTGCCTCTGCATTCTTTTCTTTTTCAGCATCACCGAAGGTAACTATTGGTGTACCTGGGTTTCCCTCTGCACTTAGAGTACCATCATTAACAAATGTTACTGAATCACCTGTGGTAAATGTTATTGGGTCAGTAACAACATCATTATTCCATGAGATAGCATCTGGAATATTAACATTACCTAAACTGATATTATAATCAGGGTCATAATCTAGATCTATAGAACCATCAGGTACAGTGAAGGTATCTTCATGTGTATATTCTCTAGCAATCTTCTTAAGTCCTTGGTAGTATACAAATACTAAGTTAAGATCACTATCAGATAATGATTCCTTTTCATGTGCTTCATCAAACACTGCTTTAGCAGCAGCGATAGCAGCATCTAATTTTCCATGTAGTGAGCAGGCCATCTTCTATTATAAAATTAGTTGTATTATATATGAGAGATTATAGTTTGTCAATAGTTAATAGAGTTGAATTATCATGAGATCCTACAGGTAACTTAGGAAAAGTATTAAATGAAATACTTACTCTATCTTCTTCACCATCATTCCGAGGAACATAATGATGTTGTGTACTAGGAAATAGAACCAGATGACCAGTCGATGCTGGAAAACTATAACTATCATTCATAAACTCATTAGTACCCAAAGAAGGATCAGACTCTGGACGTACTGGAAATGGGTCTTGTCTCTGCGTATCAAATACTATTGGTGGAGCATCATCAGCAGAACTAACATAATACACACCACTAACTACACTATTAAGATGATAATGTTTAGGATGACTATGATGTTTAGGTGTACAATTACCCCATGACTGTGTAATAATCATCTTATGATTAGTAACATGCATAACGTCATGCATATATTGTTCTACACAATACTCACAAAATCCTTTTAACTCTTCAAACTCTGGTTCATCTAAAACATACTGGTTAACAGTGGTGTCATTGTTCAACGACTTCCTAAAAGACATGGTTCCCATTGCCTTCTTAACCGCTTCAATATTACCAGGAAACTCTGCCACATACAAAGGTGGTGCAGAGAACATCATGAAATAATCTGACTTAACTTCTATTGGTTGATTCATATTCATTTAAATAATTTTCTGCTATGTCATGCAGTTGGTCAATCAATATATCCATGTATCTTTCCTCAACACTATCGGGGAAGTCACTCATGTCATATTCAAATGGTTCGTTCAGATTATAGCAGTGTTTAGACTCCATAGTCAACCCCCAAAATAATCCTTTCGCATATATCTGCCAAGGATATTTGAATTGTAGAATGCTGGTGTCCCATCATCAGTAGACTCAGTTAGTACATTATTTAGAAACAATTGCCGTGTCTCTTCGTAGTTTACTTTGCCAAGGGTGCTATGGAGGGAGATGATTTCTCTCTTGAATAAGTCGTTCCCAAGTAACTTTCTATCTGCTTTAAGTTCGTCAGAGCTTCCATAGTACTTCTTCCAGTCACTCTCAGACGTAACCCTTCTCTTACCACCTCTAGGTTTACGACGTTGTGTGAAGTACTTGCGTCCGATGTATTGTTTACCCGACTGGAGATTAGTAATCCTGTAGACAAAACCGAAGAACTCGCCAATATCATCAGAAGTGAAAGGTTTACCCTCATATAACCAGGGGTTTTCGTAAACTCCCTCTTCAACCATTTCATTATTTTCATATCAGTTCCTCCTATTTAGATCATTCCCAATACTCATCTAAATGTTCTAATACATTGAGCAGTATCCTCTGTGCTGCTCCTCTCTGGCGTTCATCCCATTCAGGATACCACCCATTGTCTAGCCCAGTTTTCATCTTCATGATCTGGGCTACCATCGTTACCTTATTCACTCTACCGTTCACTTCAGTTTACTCTGGAGTTCACTCCAGTCCGAATCGAACTTATCCATACCCTGATCAGTTAAGATGTGGTCATACATTTTATTAAATATATCCCAAGGAAGAGTACAGATATCAGCCCCCACTCGAAAACACTTTGCGACTTGAATTGGTTCTCTAATTGAAGCAGCGAGTACTTGAGTCTTAGAACCATGCGTTGTGAATACATCTGAGATTTCCTCCACTAATGATATACCATCCCAATATTGATCGTTCAAACGACCTATGAATGGTGAAACGTATGTTGCACCTGCTTTAGATGCGAGTATTGCTTGTGCAGCAGAGAAGATAAGTGTTACATTAACTGCTACATCATCTTCCGATAGATCTTTACATGCTCTAAGACCTGTACGTGTACAAGGTACTTTAATAGTAATGTTAGGTGCTATCTCCAAGTAAGTATCAGCCATGGCTAGCATGTCTTCTACTGTTTCTCCAACAACCTCTGCTGATATTGAAGCATCCCAAGGAAAGATAGAAGTTATCTCCTTAAGAACATCCAAAGGGTTGTGACCATTCTTCAACATCAAACTGGGGTTAGTAGTAACTCCATCAATTAACCCAGTAGAATAAGACTGTTTTATTAGGTCAACATCAGAGCAGTCTAGAAAAATTTTCATGACTCTCAATACAATTTCCAGTATTTATTATCACATAAAAAAAGACACCTGTCAATAAGGTGTCTTTATATAAGAATCGTGACTTACTTAAGCAATTGCTTTAGTAAACTTGTGTCCTCTATATGAGAGTTCAACTTCCTTCTTGTTAGAAGGACGATCTTTGTTGGTGTCGTACTTGACACCACGGTATGTGACTTGTGCCATTTGGTTTCTCCTGTAGGATTAGGTGTTTTTAATACCGTTCCTTCAGTCGGCTTTTGCGTCCCATGTACACTCTAGTCCTACTGCTTCCGTCAGATGTACTTGGTACATCTCCACTATCTCTTGTCTGGTTTCAACACTAAGATTTCTCTCAGTCTGAGCACGATCTACCAATCTTGATACATCGGCACAAGTTAATGCAGCAGCTAATAAAAATTCCATAGGATGAACGTGTCCGTTCCGAGTCGGCTTACTTGCGTCCCTTCTGGGATGAACGTATTGTCATGATAACACGACATAACTATTTAGTCAAGCACCTCTTTATTTTCATGTTCAGTCTGTTACTGAATAGAAGGTATACTTAAGAAATAATTCTTCACCTTTCTTAATTTGTTTGATAGTCTTCATGTGGTAAATCTTACCCCAATCCTCCTGTTCATACCATTTCACACAGTTAGGATCTTCACTATGATTTACGAATCCACCTAAAGGAGTTCTCATAATATCTTCATCCACCACAACGTGAGAGATACCAAGATACATCATAGCATCGATATCTTCCTTCGCAAATAGTCCTTGTCCTGCGACAGGACTATCTTTAACATGTAATTCTGGTGGAAGTGCTCTATACATTATTCAAAGTTAAAGTTAAAGTTAAATGACATAGTTTTTCTCACTTGTTTGCTTTTATGAGGAGCAACACCATGATATAATGCACTAGGGAAGAATATTATATCACCAGCACTAACCACTGGGGTTTGAGTGTCATGATAGTTAAGCACATGTCTTATACTAGAAGTTAAGGAGCAACTAAATCTATCTGTAAAGTAAAACTTTGCGAAATCATCTCCTTCATTAAGGAAAAAGACAGCAGACATATCACATTCTTTGTGTTCATGTATCTCTTGATATGAATGTTCATTGTAGATATTAATCCATGGGTGTAAGATAAAAAATCTACCATTAAACTTCAATTCTTCTGCGAGTTTCTGTAATGATGGTGAGATAAGATCAAGCACCTCTGGGAACGATTCTAATGATACAGTATCAACAACACAGTTATTTGCCCAATGAACATTATTATCAATATCATTCTTTTCATCTAAGAAAGCAATTAATTGGTCAGCATTTGGTGCTTTAAAATGAAAATAGAATTGATTATTAAACAAAGTATTCATTTGTTTGAATTTCTTGGTTTGATTAGAAACTAGATTCATCTTTACCCTGTCTTTGTTGCCAAAGATGTCGTTCCATCTCCCACATTGCTTCTGCTGTACCTCTTGGTAATTCATGTTGACCTGCTTTGTCTAGTAACTTATCATACTCATCAGCACTATCAGTAATTGCTTTCTTAAGTTCCTCTAAATCCCACTCTGGATCAGAGGGAGAACCCTGCAAAGGAGTCTGACTTGACATCTTGTTTGATTCCTCCAACGACATAACTTTCAATCTCCGTTTCTTGTGGTGCGTTTTGTTGACCCTTAGAATTGAGCCAATGCTCAGTCCAAGGTAGTGGATTGTTTCTAAGGGGTTGATCGTATATAGGTTTCAAACCTATTGCCTTCATCCTCCTGTTAGCAATCCACTCAACATAATTGTGTAGTAATCTTTCATTCAATCCTATCATACTACCTTCTTTAAACAAATAGTTTGCCCATGCCTTCTCTTCATCGACACATCTTTAAACATTTCTGTTACAGTTTCTTTCTCTTCCTCTGCTATCTCTTGCATCTCTGG